ACAATTAATTAAGATGCCAGACGGACAAAAAGGAACATTTGGAAGAGGGTTACAGAAATTCATTTCTAGTAATTTACCTTATAGATCACCGGCGGCTATTATAGATGACGTAACTCAACAAAATCCAAAGTTTGAGGACTTCTATAAAGCAGGTTCGATGCGTAAAGAACTTTTAGCGCATCATTCTATTATCGCCCCAAAGACGGTTGAGTCCTCTCACCCAGTTGGTTCATTCTTAGCTGATAAAGCATACAACGAGTTAATGTATGCTACTTTAGATGTAGATAAGTACCGCCGTGTACGTGACTATCGTACAATGGCACAGTTTGCAGAAGTAGCTGATGCCTTAGATGAAATTTGTGATGAGTTCTTAAATGAAGATGAACATGGTAACATGCTTAATCTTAAAATGAGAGATCAATCAGTTCAAGATCCTTTAATTACTAAACAACTCAATGATGAGTTTAAAAAGTTTATTAATCTGTTTGATTTTAAAGAGCGTGCATGGGAGTATGTTAGAAATTTATTAGTAGATGGTGAGTTGTATTTTGAAAATGTTATTCATGAGAAGCATGTTAAGGAAGGTATATTAGGAGTAATACCCGTACCTACACAGGCAATTGATCCTGTGTATGACAATTTTCAACAAATGCACATCAAGGCATATCTGCTTAGAAAAGCTAAACATCATAAGGAGGCAGAAGAGCAATATAACTCTATGCAGGATAAAGATTTTATTCCTATGGAAAGGAATCAGATCACTTATATTAACTCTGGTACGTGGAATGAGAACAGGAACTTTAGAATCCCGTTTATTGAAAATGCCCGCCGAGCTTATAGACAGTTATCTTTAATTGAAGATTCGATTATAATTTATCGCTTAGTGAGAGCACCAGAGCGTTTAGTTTTTAACGTTGATGTTGGTACAATGAGTCCACCAAAGGCAGAAGGTTACATTCGCAAGCTAATGCAAAATTATTGGAGTAAGAAAGCATTTAGTTTAGATGAAGGTAATAGAGTTCAATCATTTAACCCTCAGTCGATATTAGATGCATACTGGTTTCCAAAGAGAGAGGGTAGTACAGGAACAGAGGTTAGCCAACTACCTGGAGGTCAAAACTTAGGTGAGCTACAAGATTTAGTTTACTTTGTAAAGAAGCTATATAAAGCTCTCAAGGTACCAACTAATAGAATTGATACAGAAAACTCACAATACAGTGCCGATGCAAATGTGTTAAGAGAAGAGTTAAAGTTTGCTAATTTTATTGTTAGGTTACAAGCACAGTTCGCTGCTGGTTTAAAAGAAACATTTATCACTCATCTTAAGTTAAAGCATTTGTGGAAGACGTTCGAGCTTCGAGAGAATGGATTTGATTTAGAATTTGTACCTCCTGCTAATTATTTTGAATTACGCCGACAACAAATAATGGATCTTAAGCTTAACAACTTTACTAATATTACTGCTAATGAGTCTATATCTCAAGGGTATGGTCAGAAAGAATGGTTGGGCTGGACAGATGAGATGGTAAAAGCTAACAGGGCTTGGTTAAGAAAGGATGCTGCACTACAGCACGAGTTAGAGCAAATTAGAGGCGGTGGTGCTGATTGGGCAGCGGGAGGTGGAGCTGCTCCAGCAGCTGGTGGAGTCCCTGGAGGCGCAGTAGGTCCGGGTGGAGAAGAGATGCCTCCAGACATGGGCCCGACTGGAGCTCCGGGTGGAGACGCTGGTGGTGAAGCACCTCCACCTGAACCAGTACCTACTCCTGGTGGAGAAACTTCAGCGTTGCCGACATAAATAATTATGTGGCGACAGATACATGGTCAGATACTTATTTAAGCGCAGGAAGTCATTTATATTCTACATATTTAGCTAATTCAGTTAATGGATATTCGCGGCTAGGTGATCGAATTTCTTATGCTTTAGGTTACCCAATTGTTAATTTAGAGCTTCATGGTAATCAGATATATACTAATATTGCTATAGCGACAGAAATGTTTAGCAAATTTGCTGGGTACACAGAAGAGCATCTAGTATTTGATAGCGATATGTATACTCGTGGATTAACCGGAGGTAAGGGATTAGATATATCAGAGCTATTTACTATAACTCCAGAACTAACTGCCACATATACTGATGAGGTTGAAGTTACAGTTGGTCAGAGTACCATAGTTCCTACAATAACATCAAAAACATTTACCAGTAGTGACACTGGCTTTATATCTTTATTTGAGTTTGATTCTGGTGATACTGTAATCGACTCGTCGGAATATTCATTTACAGTACAGTTGGATGATGGTAACGCTCATGTGTGTAAAGCTCTTGTTGTTGCATTATCATCAAACGACCTTACTACTGCTAGTGCATCAAGTGTAGACATTAGTCTTACTCAGTACGGTGATGTATTCACAACAACAACTGATATATTTGAAGTGAGTGCTTATCCTGACGAAACTGACATGCAACATAATGGTAGTTATACAAATAGTGTTTCGGTTGGTGTGTATCTGGATGAAAATACAACACAAGGAGGAACGATTAATTCAACTAGAAATGATACTTTATATGACACTACTACTGTTCAACAATTGACATCAAAATCAATCTCAATTGGTCGCTGGGACAGTCTTACTAGACAAAACAGAAAAGTAATTGATGTATTTAGTTATGATGAGTCCATGAGTAGTAGTTTAAATACATTATTTACAATTGAGCAAACTTTAGCGCAACAAACCTATTTTAGTTACGCAATGGGTAATTATGGTTTTGATTTAATTAGCTGGTACATATTAAAACAATGGTTAGAAACTCGAGAGAAAATGCTCTCAACGAAAAGATACTTTAAGTTTGATGAGCGAAGACAGTATCTGTATTTAATACCTGAACCAAAAACTGGAGAGCGGTTTTATGGAGTGGTTAGTTGTTACGTAGAAAAATCAGTTTATGATTTAATACAAGAACCGTGGGTGTACCAATATGCATTAGCACTTACAAAGATAACATTAGGTAGGGTTAGAGGTAAGTTTGGTAATGCTCAGTTGTTTGGTGGTACAACTTTAGATACCTCTATCCTGCAAGAAGGTCTAACAGAGAAAAAAGAATTAGAAGAGATGTTACTGAAAGGTGCGACGCCTGGATTTGGCGATGCCGCACCACCAATGTTCTTTGTAGGCTAATGGCTCCTCATAAAAAAGGTAATTTTAAGAAAGGTATATACCGACCTGTCTATAATCAAAAATTCAAAGGTAAAAAATATCCACAGTATAGAAGCTCTTGGGAGCTTCGCTTCTTTAAATGGTGTGACTACAATTCTAATGTACTAGAGTGGACAAGTGAAGGGGTAATTGTTCCATATATTAGCCCAGTTGATACTAGAACTCATCGCTATTATGTTGATAACAGTCTTGTATTAAATGAAGGGAACCGTAAGGCAAAGTACTTAGTAGAAATTAAACCTTATAGTCAAACTCAACGACCGGTAATGCGTGGAAGAAAGAAACAAAGTACATTTCTACATGAACAAGTTACATATGATATCAATCAAGCTAAGTGGAAAGCAGCTAAACAGTGGTCAGATGACCATGGATATAAGTTTTTAATTCTTACAGAAAAGCAATTATTTAGCGGAAAAAGTTAAAAGAGACAATAAATATTTTATACAGCTATGGCCTTTAAATTATTAGTAGAGAAGACTGACCCATCTGAGTTCGAATATATAATAGAAGAGAAGAACGCCCAGTCTGGAGAGCGGTTATATATTAAAGGACCATACATGATGGCTTCTGAGGTCAATAAAAACAAACGAGTATATGACCTTGATAATATGATTACTGAAGTCGCTCGATATGAAAAAGAAATGATTAAAACAGATCGAGCAATGGGTGAGTTAAATCATCCTACTACTGCTGAGGTTGATCTAGAGAGAGCTTGCCATATAGTTACTGAGATGAAACAAGACGGTAACATCTTTTATGGTAAGAGTAAGGTATTAAACACTCCAACTGGTCAAATTGTAAAGAGTTTAGTACTTGATGGAGTTAGAGTTGGAATGTCTTCAAGAGCATTAGGTAAAATTGATCAAGAGGGAGACTCAGAAGTTGGTCATGTTACTGAAATGAAACTCGTTGCTATTGATTGTGTTGCAGATCCTTCATATTCTGATGCATTTGTTAATGGTATCTTAGAGTCAAAGCAATGGATTTTAAACCGTAAAGGAGAGTTTGAAGAGCACTATGATCGGTTTGAAGAGAGTTTAAAGGGGTTACCTAGGAAGGATGTTAATGATTATTTGACAGATAAAATCATGTCCTTCATTAGAAACATTTAAAAAAAACAGGTAAATAATATAAATATTTATGATGGATCAGAAACAACAGATCAGATCGCTTGTCAGTAATGTCATTGATAAGAATTATGCGGCTGCTAATAAAGATTTAAAAGCAGTTATTAGTGAGAAATTAAAGAAGAGGATCGAGAGATCAACAAAAAACAATTTATTTAAAAATGAGCAAGATAACTGATTTACTTAAAGAGGTCGGCAAAGACGTTCTTAACGAAGATAGTCTTAAGCAAATTGAAACTGTCTTTACAGAGGCTGTAGATAAGAAGTCCGAAGACCGCGCCAATATCGCGACTGAAGCAGCATTAGCTAAGCAAGATGATGAGCATTCAGCTAAGTTAGAACAGCTCCTGGAATCAATCGATAAAGATCACACTAAAAAACTCAACAAAGTTGTTGAGGCAGTGGACGCCGACCGCACCCGTAAGCTTAAGAATGTTGTTCGTAGATTCCAGACTGCTCTTAATGAAGAAGCGACTGGTTTAAAAGATACTGTTGTTGAATCTGTTTCTGATTATCTTGACTCATACATTGAAGAATCAGTTCCGACAGCTAGTATTGAAGAGGCTACTAAGAATAAAAGAGCATATAACCTATTAAAGGATATGCGTAAGATGCTTTCAGTTGATATGGTACTCGCTAATGAGTCTATTAGAGAGGCAGTCCAAGATGGTAAGAAGACCATTGAAGAGTCGAGAGAGGCTATTG